CCGCTTCGTGTACCAACACGCCGCGCCAATAGATGTCCCAATTACTTTCCGTACTTAAGTCCGAACTTGCCCCATTGTGCCTGTAGACCTCTGCACACAATCGGTGTTCGGGCAATTGCTTCATTGCCGCAAGCAGACCTTTATGCTCGTTTTCTAAAAGAGCAGTAAACTCCAACTTTGATCCAATCAAAGGTTGGGCTAATTCCTCTGCATTACCGTCCCAGGTTATCGTTGGACTCTCGTGAATGACCTGAAACTCACGCGGCAGATTGGATATGCCATATCCATACATCTGATTGGTTGGGCTAATACCCTCTGCGGCATAATCAACATCCACGATGTCAATCCGGAACGTGTCGTCACTCTGACTATGAAATGTGCTTGTGTATACTACTTGGGTTGCCATCTCAAATGATTCTTTGTTGCATTCTTGCTCCGCGCATACTGCTTAAATGAATGTCTTCTCCGCGAAGCGAGCCATATACTCGGTTATTGCCACCAGCCCCCATCTTCTCCATCATTGACGGCAATTTTTCGAGCGGGATGATTGCCTCCCGACCAGAGCGGTTGTCGCCGACCGTTACAAGCTGCTCACCAACGGCGATACCCCCTTGGGCCATTTTGGGGATGTTAGCAACGAAGCCACTCAAGATGCCCGCTCCAATGCCTAATGCCGCAAGCTTCGCTATAGGATCAGGGATTGTCGCACTAGTCATCACCGACTTTGCGTACAAAAGGTACAGTTGCGTGATGAGTGCTGAAAGTGCGCTTGTAGAAGCCTCTAGCATAGCCTTGCCCGCATCCTCTCCACTTGCCGCAACCTGACCCAAAGCCTTACCAATGTCCATACTTCCTTGAATTATGGCTTCATTGGTTTTGGTCATTACGTCCTTTTGCAGCTTTTCAAGTCGCTCGGCTTCAGTCAACTTTTTAACCTCATCTACCAATAGCGCGTATTCACCGCGTAGTCTGGCAATAGTGCTGGCTTGATCCGAATGCGCGTCAGTCAATGCATCAAGTGCATCTTTGGTCGCCTTCATTCGGTTTTTTGCGTCCTCCAATGGGGTGATAGCCCCCTCCTGGATAGCAATCTTTGATGAAGAAAAGCCTTCGTTCATCTTCTTGAAGATCTTGTCAAGATCCTCGCTCTGCGTCAGGGCATCAATTTCGGTTTGCAAATTGCCCATTTCGGCAACGATGTACGCGATCTCATTGCCTACACTCTCACCTTCCGAAGAGGCTGTAATCAATGCACCCAAAGCAGACTCGAATGCCTTCAACTTCTCCTCTGCAACCTCCTTGCTGCTCATACCCAAGACGGACATACGCACAGCAGTTTCGGAGAGCGCATTGCCAAGTTTGGTCAGAGCCTTTTCGCTTGTTGTCGCCTTGACCGAGAAGTCCACCGGGTCAACCCCGGACTCGACAGGCTGTCCGGCTCCGCTTCCACTACCCGTTAAATTGCCAAGGAGCGCATCTAAGCCTTGCCCCTCCATCAATTTACCAATCTGTTTGATCTGCGACTCGGCTTCGTCGATGATGTCCTGTTGGTCTTGCATCAGACCTTTCTGACGTTTAAGAATGTTTTCGGTGTCGGTTATCGCAGTACCCGACGAGGTTCCCATCAGGATACTTCCCGTACCTCCGGTTTCCTCTTGCCTTGCTTTTGCCGCGTCAAGGTTGGTCTGTGTTTGCTCCATACCAGGACGAATCTTGTCCTGCTCAATCAACGCTTGAATGCGTTGTTGCTCCAGCTTATTGATTTCTGCCATAAATGCCTTTGCAGTCTCCTGCTTAAGCATTGACTTGAACAACTCGTCATAGGCGGTCTTCAGGTCAGCCACCTTGGTTTTGTTTGCGTCTAACTCCTTGAAGTAGTCAGGTTGCAGCTCCATTAGCTTGTCCAAGATGTCCTGCTTCTCCTCCATCGTCCGGTTCTCATTGTTGTAAGCCTCAATGAGAAGTTTAATCTTGGAAGTGCCTTCGACCGCATTTTGACTTGCCGCTTTACTTGCATCAGCAAGTCGCTCTGTCATTGCGGCCATCTTCTCGGATCTTCCAATCGCCGCATACAACGCCATACTCAATGCCGCTACACCAGCAATGAGAAGACCCCAAGGTCCGGTTAGGAATGTGATTGCGGCGGCTAACTTGGGGAAGACCAGAGTTAGTGTTGGAAGTATTTGAAGCAACTTCCCTGTCAGAAGCAATAGCGGTCCGGCAGCCGCAACAATTGCACCGAACGAAACAATTGCACCGTGTATGAATGGTGGTAGACTAGCAAAGCCATTAGCCAAGTAAGTCAATGCTCCTGCAACCAGGTTGACCATCGGGAGCAGGGCCTTACCCATTTGAATGCTCACATCTTCTAATGCAGACTTCAGCTTCCTCTGCATTGCAAAAGAAGTGTCATCCATAGTCTCTTGCATAATGGCAAGAGTGCCTGACGACAACCTCATCTGCTTCTCCAACTTGAAGAACTCTTCGCGGTTCTGCTGGAGTACAGGTATGGCGGTGGCGGCTCGAATTCCAAAGCGTTCAATGGCCTCGTTCATCGTCAAGTTGCTGTTGATCAACTCGATGAAATTGTCGTGGACATTGCCGCCCTCCTGCGAGAGTTTGGCGAAAATCATACGCAGACGTGTACCCGCGATTGAACCCTTGACACCTGTATTGGCAAGGACACCCATAGCGGCACTCAACTCTTCCATTGAGATCCCGCTAATAGCCGCTTGCGATCCCGCATACTTCATAGTCTCGGCGAAAGACTCGAAGTCCAATGCGGACTTACTAATTGCTACGGCAACGACATCATTGACCTCGCCAACCTTGGATGCGTCTAATCCAAATGTCCGCAAGGCAGCACCAGAGACCTCTGCGGCTCTAGGCAATGCCGCACCTGTCACTTGCGCCAAAGACAAGGTGCTTTCTGTGACCTGAACAATCTCGTCGGCAGTAAATCCGAGTTTGGCAAACTCCTCTGACAACTGACCGACTTCACGGGCAGTGAAGATGGTCGATGCACCGAGCCTTTCTGCGTTGCTCTGAAGTTTACCAAACTGCACCCCTGTAGCACCACTAATGGCCGACACACGCGCCATCTGGTACTCAAATTCAGTAGCTGTCTCGGTTATCCGTTGCCCAATTACCGCAAGTGGCCACGACCGATACAGGCTCATATCTTGGCCCGTCTGCGCAAGCTGACGACCCACGTTCTTCATCTTCTTCTCCGTCTCACCCAAAGCCCTTTCGAACTTGGTGCTATCCAGAGAGAGAATGACTGATAGCTTACTTACTTTCTCCGCCATTTTTCAGGTTGGTGAGCCTTGTGGCCCAATCGGCGGCAAGTTCTTTTGTGTCGTCCTCAATAGGGCGAACAAACTTTGCTTTCTTTTTTTCGGTATACGGAAAGAAGTCCGATGCCGTGTAAGGCTTCGGCTTACGTTTTGGGTCACGGTTTAGATTGGCGTGAAGAGCCATAAGGCTGGCAGTATGCCACCAAGCACGTTCATCCGACTCCCGGATCGACCGGGAATATTGTGTGAATTCAAAGAATGTAAGCGACCAAAACTGATTGGGCAACAAGCCGCAGGATAGACCCTGACGGTACAGGTCGTCCCAAGTAACAGGCTTGTCTTGACCGCTTACTTCTTTCCCTGCCCCTGGTCCTCTTCGTCCACCTCCTCCTCACCTTGGTAAACCTTGGTGATGTGTTCGATGTACTTGGGCAGCATTTCGGCATCGTCCAAAATCCGAGCCGTGAAGTACTCGTAGTCGGGTAGTTCGTCGAGCGGCTTCGAGTTGAAGTAGAAGTGGTTCTTGACACCCATATACAGGATGCCGGGAACAGCCGAAATGGGTCGGTGCTGGAGAAGAAGCTGAACTTGCTCAAGTGACAAATCCTCCTTCTCGGCAAGCATCCGGAAGGCGTTCATAGACAGATGGCATTCGAATTTCTTCTTGCCAACCGTGATTTGAAATTTACCGGACAGAGAGTTCATCTACGAGGGTTTCCCCGAAGATACACTAATTACAGTTCGGTGATGTCACCCATCAAGCCAATTCGGTGATGTCACCAATCAACTCAATTGATCCGCTGAAAGTAGCGAAGTCATCTACACTACTACTCAAGTCAAAACTTGTGATGTAGCCTTTCGCGTGATATGCGTTTGCATTGGTGTCCGTACTAGCCCAACAGGCCGTGATTTGACTCTTGGCAAGAAAACTATTGAAGATCTCGTTGAGAGCAATCGTGTCAGCAATCACCGTCCAATCAACAACACCCTCAAAACTCATACTTGCGGTTTGAGTTCCGACATTGAAAGCCCTTGTGGGAGCAAGAGATGGTGCGTCTGATACTGTAGCACCCGTGGCCTTCTTGTAGTTGACCTCAAAGGTGGCATTGTTGATAGAGACACCAGCAGAAGTGCTATAAGCAATTGGAACAAGTGCCGGACTTGCCCCTGATGTTTCAGCCGGGTCATTACTTACGCTTCCTGCCGCCGTATCAATGTAGATGCAACAAGTATTTGAATTTACTCCAGCCATTGTCAGAATCCGATTGCAACGGGAAGACCGTCAATTTCAAATGAAGCCGAGAACGTAGCAAAGTCGTCCATTCCGGCAGAGATTTCGAAAGAAGTGCAGTAACCTACCGCACCAAAACCTTTTGTGCCATCACCCCAAGCCATTGAGATCTGGGTCTTGGTGTCACAATAATTGAACAAGATGTTTGTTCCTCCTGTCGCCAAAGACTCATCAACAATGCCTTCAACGCTCAAAGATCCGCTCGTAGTTCCAACCGCAAAGTCGCGAACTGTCGCACAACTACCGCCTTGGATTGAAGTCGTCTCAAACGTAGCGTTGCTCAAAGAGATACTACAACTAGTCACGCCGTCAATTTCAGTACCTGAAAAAGAAGGAGTGCCGCTGCCGGAGGCTACATATAGTGTGACGCAATTGCCATTAAGTGCTGCCATAGCTTGTTCTTTGGGGCAAGATTAAATAGACATCAAAGGCAGAAGACAAACCAAGTTCGATTAAACACCCATAATGATGTTGAATGACATACCGACGATGTAGAAGTCGTGTATCTCGTGGGAATCAGTCATAATGTCCACGAGGCTACATTGACCAAAGTTGTAGGTGACTCCGTCAACAGTAACTGACCCGTCATATTCGGAAAGGGACCGTTTGACCTCCTCGTGAATTTCCCAAGCCTGACTGATTTTCTCTGCGGTGATATACACCAGCACATTGTAAATCTCCCCGTGTACCGCAAGGTTGTTCCTTTCGAATTGGGTCTCCTCCAGGTCAATCACAATGTATGGTCGCTCATTAGTCTGACGAGCCTTGCATAGGTGAATGGATGACGCGGGTATCAGGTCAGTAAGTGCGTCGTTTTGAATCAAACGTGCGCGAACAATATGAATCATTTCTTGCCCATTTTTTTGGTGAGGTTTTTGAAGATCGTGTTCATCTTCTCCTTGATGCGACCCGGTATGCCTCTGCGCGTAGCTTCCCAAGCTGGCTTGATGTAGGGCTTGGCTTTACTCCCGTGATTAATAGAGGGCAGTATGAGGCGTTTCTTATACCGCTGACTGTAGAACCTGAATGGTCCTTTACCAGCCTTTGGGGTCTTGCGCTTCTTCTTTGTGCCTAACTCGACCAAGTGTGCGTGGTAGGCGCGTTTCTTCTTTGTGCCTCGAATCGTTGGGCCTGTCCTCTTTCCGACTCTCGATCCGATTCCCGTAGCCTTCTGGTCAGTTGTCGTAATGCTGTTAGCCAGAATACCCCTACGCTTAATCTTCTTGGCGTTGGTAATCATCGCCTTCTTGGTCGGCATAAGGGCAAAGGCAAGAACCTTGCCCATCTCCTTCCTGCGTTTCTTTACGGAAAGTCCATATAGCTTCTTAAGGTCTCTTTCAAAATCCTGAAATTCAGACGCGTCAAAGAA